CTTCCTTTGCTGCATCTTTTTTAGCTTTATCAATCTTTGCCTGTGCGGCTTCAACATCCACGCCTCTTGTAAGCGCTGTTTGGATTGCTTCGCGCCCAAAAGCAGGCAGCGCCTTGTCAAGAGTAAGGGATAATGCCCTTTTCTGCGCGGGTGTTAAATTTTTAGAAGACGAGCTAAATTTTCTTAAAGCATCCCGCAACCCCTGTCTTTGTTCGTCAGGGTCAGCACTCATTAATTTTGAGATATCAACATCAACTCCAACCATTCCACCGATTTGAGATAAGCGTGCCGCCAACTGTTGCCTGCCAGAGATTGTTTGCATACTCAGTAATTGTTTATTAACAACATCACCAGTTGTTCCTAAAGCTCGGCCAAATGCCGTCGCTTTTAAAGTTGCTTCTTCGATCTTGTCATTTGTTTCACCAAAATAATTGCCGGTGGATAACATGCTTTGACCTAAATTTAGTAATTGCTCATTTGGAAGTCCAAGCCTGTAAGCGAGACCAACCAATTTTTCACCAAACTTTTCAGCCGAACCAACAGCATTATTTGTCTGAAATGTAAACTTTTGTGTGAATCCAACCAACTTTGACTGGTCAATGACATTTGAATTTTTTGAAATAGATTCGGAAACCTTATTCATTGCTTCTTTAAGCTTCTCTGCGCTGACAGCTTGTTTAACAATTTCCTTATTCGTCAGTGCGAACGATTTTCTAATTCCTTCAAAAGCACCTTGAACATTTGTCTCTTGGAGACCAAGCATCTCCTTATTAAGCTCTTCAAAAGCTTTGCTTATTTTTATTGTTGCGTCAGTTCCATCGGAACCCAAAGTTTTATTGAGCGCGACTTGTATTGTCTCCAGTTGGTTTAATGTTTCAATGCCTTCGCCAAGCCGTGCATTTAAAAAATCAAAGCTTTTTGTTATTAATTGTACTTCAGCCCTAAATTTGACTGTATTCTCGAAGGCATCCCCCAAATTTTTATTAAATTCTACAACTTGCTCTAAACCTGAATTATTTTTTTTTGGGGGTGCCATTATTCATTTTCCTCTTTCGGAGTGTTTAATTCAACAAACTTGCCAAATATCCAATCTCTTTTTGATACAGGAAGAGTATAAATGTCCTTATAAGACCACCCACCAGACGAAATCAAAGATATAATATTGGAGTAAATCATCTCCAGATAATTAGAGTTCAGGAAAAAAAAAGTTTGCCTGGATGGGCAAAACCCCCTTGCTTTCCTTATTACAAGCTTGACAGACTGTTTCTCTTTCTGTACTAATTGAAGGTAACGAACTATTATAAGCCTTTGTTAAGGCTCTTGAATCCATAATACGAATGTTCTGCACAAATTCTGATATTTGAACTTTATCCTCTGAGCCATCCATAGATACAATAATTCTCTTAAAAAACTCAATATTAAAACTTGTATTGATATTAAGCTTTTTCATCTTATCAACAGACTTACTAATAGACTCCAAGTCTTTTGGTAGTAAAATTTTAAATTCAATAACTTTTTTTGATTTTGGAAGTTCGATTATTGTTGTTCCTGCGTCAGTCTTCTCAAATTCACTTTCAACTACATTTGTTAAGACATCACTTAAGTTAATTGTATCTTCCTGTTCTTCAGAACAATGTGGGCAAATAGAAACGACTTCGTACTCAGGACCATAAGCTTCTATTCTTGCAGATAATAATACAGCCATTTTATCGGTCTCGTGTATATCCTTTGGACTGATTTTAACCAAAATAATACTTTCAAGCAATTTGTCAACAGCAACACCATTTTCAACATAAGATTGATTTGTTAAAATATCCTCTTCTTTTGTTGTCATCATTTTAACTTCTATTTGTGCAACATTGTGGAGTGGGTGCCCTTCTGGATAATATATTCCACCTGTTGGCAAATCAACATAATGTGACAAACCATTATATTCATTGGAAGTCGGATTGTCTTCCATATTAAATTTTTTCATTCTAACCTCTTAATTAATAAGTTTTTTCAAAGCCGTTCTCGTTTGCATAAGTTAAGGCTGCCCAATCATAGCTAATCTTCATAGTTGTTCCAATAAGACCAGAGCTTGTGTAGGAAAGCTTGCTAAAGGTTATGCCCGAAACAAACGCCCCATATAAAGTCCACTGCTCATATACATTGCCTTCTGGATTGATTAACTGTATTATAACATCTCCAAGGGATTGCATTAAGGATGACTTGCTCATGTTTTTCAAGTTTGTGGCAGAAACTTGATTAGGATTATCATAACTCAATTTTTTATATTTATCAAGCATTATTCCTGAAATAGAATCAACTATTCCATTATCAAATGTTTCTCTAATCGTAAAAGAAATATCTTGCCAAGTAACAATTCCACCTGGAAATTTAAATTTCCAATTTAAAAGCTGATATTGTCTTGGATTATCGAATACCGGGCTTGGCCTGCCTACATCTGAAACAAGAGCGAATGGGACATCTTGAATTCGCAAAAGAAAACGAAAACCACTTTGTAGGCTCTGCTGATAAATAGATTGTTCAATTAGTTCTGACATCTAAATAACTATGCTAAAGTTGTATTTTGGTCAACCTCAAAAATTTCAACGTCTGCATAATCGTAAGAGAATCCAAGGCCAATTGTGTTAATCCCATTTTGATTATATGCCAATTTGGAGTAAGAAACTGAATTAATAAAGGGGTTATACAAAGTCCACTTTTCAACAACATTGCCGTTTGAGTCTAAAACCTTAATTGCAATATTACCCAAGTTTCCATTAACAAAGTTCTCTTTTGATAAAGTTGTTCTCCACCCTTCGTTATCGGCAGTCCAAGTTGATGGTGGGTTATAACCAGCCTTTTTAATCGACTGTAAAACCAAGCCTGAAACGTCAGGGTCAATTGGCTCAACAAGCGTAACAGCCACATCATTCCACTGAACCTTGCCAGGAAACTTAAATTGATGACCTAAAAAATCATGAGTTGCCCCACCTTGAAACTTTGGGCTTGGTCTGGTTGCGTCAGTTACAACCCAGGCTGGAATTTCACCAAGGGTTAACACAAATTTAAATGCTCTTTTCGGCTCAATTTTTACTGATGCCCATGGTGGAATTGGTGTTGACTTATTTATGGCCATTGTTGTTCTCCTGTATCCTATTAATTAGTTTAATCCTCAAAAGATGCGCCAGTATTAGTAATAATGAAATCAACAGCAACAAACTCAATTGTTCTTGTGGGCTTTAAATAAACCTTGGCGTATAAAATGTTTCTGTCAACAAGGTCTGGCGTTGTAGTTGTTTCATCAAGTACGAGCTTATATTCGTCTAAGCCAAACCTTGCTTGCACATCAGCTAAGAATGGGTTCGCTTGGCCAATAAACCTTGCCCATGTAGCACGAACATTTGGTTCAAACAATATACCTGAAGCAATGTTAGAAATACCTTTTTTAATAAAGATCATTAATCTGCGAACATTAATTCTATCTAATGCGCTTCTTGTAACCTGTAGAGTCTTTTGACCAAAGATTACAATACCCTCATTTGGGAATGAAGCAATTGGGTTAATATTTGCATCATATAATTTGTTTCTATCTTGGGCTGTAAGCTTCTGAGTTACATTAACCACTGGGATTCCCGCAATACCTGTTGAAAGACCACCACGGTTGAATCCTGCTGGCGCAAACCATGGTGCTCTAACCCTATCCGTGTAGGACATAGCACCAATTGCAGTTACAGAGGAGGGCATATATACCAATTGGCCCTGTAAGGTGTCTCTAACCTGGACGAAGGGGTAGTAAGCACAACCATAACTTGAGTTAATCTGACGATCTTTTAAGTTGGTGATTGTTTCACTTAGATTTGGATATGTTTTTCCTTCGTTTCCTTCGTGTGATGGTTGGAAGTCACCCTTTAGATCGATAACCGCCAGAGCGTCTGCTCTTGCTTCAGCGGTGTTGATGAGGTGTGTAGTTAGCTGCTCGTTGGTAATACCAGGAATTGATACTAGGTTATAAGGAACAAACTCAGAATCTCTAATGATATCGACAGCCTCTTTAACAGAGTTGTATGCATAGTTAGTTGTCTCTGTTTTACCGTTCAATAAGGTGTTTCTAAAGGGATCTCTTTCAGTTATGTCTAAACCGTCAGAGCCGCCATATAGAGGCATTGTAAAGCGATCTACACCCTTATCAATAACATTCTTGTAGGTGAAGTCAGTTTGAGCAGAGATGGCACGATCACCTGAAACAGCAGCCCTTCTTGAGCCGGAAACCCAAGTTAAAAGACCAGTTGTTGAGCCTGAGCAAATCTCATCAAGAGTAAAGATAAACTGGTACTCACTGTAAGCAGTGTCTGCTAATTGTTCTGTAATTGTGTCAGTTCTATTTCTGTTTAGGTCTGCAAAGTCTCTATTGAATTTACCACTATTCTTGGTGATACCAGTCCAAACACCCCAGTAAGCATCTTTCTGACCTGCAAGACCTTCCTGGTTTCCTGAAATTCTTAATTCATGTGATGGGTAAAGAATTTTAAGCTCTGGTCCATTTGCTCCGCTACCACCTAAACCAGATCCAGTAAGGATTAGACAATTTGCAGAATTTCCTTCAGATGGTACATAGTTACTGGCTAAAACGTTTTTAGCGCCTAGCCCCATAACACCCGTGCCAAAATTGTCCTGAGATTCGTTTGTAGTTTTAGTGATTTCAAAATCTTTGTACTTTAAAGGCCCATAGTAACCAAATGGTAGTAATTCTGGATTGTAGTTTTCTGCTTCCATCTCAACTCTAATGTATTTAGAGTTGTTTAAATGCTCGCCTCTTGTAACTAATCTTCTTGTTGTTGAGTCAAATTGTACATATGAATCACCAATTTTTCTAGCAATGTAATCTAGAGAATTAGCATCTAAGTTACAATTGCTAAATCTTTCAACTACAATTGGTGCTGCATCTGTGTCATTGGCACGACGAACTAAAACATCAAAAGTACCAAACTTATTGAATTGATCTTGTGAGTAGTTGATATTTGCAATTGAAATCTTAAGATTGTTTTGTGCCCACTCGGCATGATCCAATGCATGGAACTTAAATAGTGGAGTCGTGTCGCCATATGCGTAAGCTGTTGCAGCAGCAGCGCCTCCCAAATCCTGACCAAACACTAAGCCAGTTGCTGGGTTGTATCTCGTTGCTCCATCTTCAAAAGGAATTTGTCTATCACTGTGTCTTACGGCGGAGCCGGTGGCTAAAGGTAACATTAGACCAATGTAAGTGGCATTAGAGCTTCCAAGCATTCCCCCACCAGAACCAGTAACAACTTTTCGCTCAACTTTCTGCAAAAACTCTCTAGCATAAGTCTCGCCAAGCCAGTATCTTTCTCTTTGATTTCCCTTAGTGACTGTTGTATTAACTGCTGCGGGGTTTGTATTAAAAACGTTTCTAATGTAATTTTTGTTATTCTCATTTAATGAGAAGCTAATTACGCGGTTTTTGTAACTGTTTTTGCTGGAGCCGGTAATAGAAACAGTGAAAACACCGTTAGTATTAGTGCTAACTAGTCGGCAAGATCCACTACCTGCTTGAATTGAAGGGATTGAAGTACCGCCTGTTTCTGTTCCAACCAATCCAATGATACCATCTTCAACGTACCAAGTAGCAACTAAAGAGCCAGTACCATGGGCAGAAGCTACTTGAGTGCCACTAAGGTTGTTCTGAAAAACAAATAAGCCGTAAGCTGAACCAGTTGCATCACCTGGGAATGTTGGAATGGCTTCAATGTCTTTACCAAGTGGTGAAGCACCTTCAATTTTCCAACCAGCCTTGCCTGCATCTGTTGCATTTAGGTTTTGCGATCCCAATAATCTCATGTATGTACAAGTTGATGAGTTTCTTAACCACGCTTGTGCAGCATAAGTACCATAAGTCGGAGTTTGTTCGTTACCGTTTCTCCAAACGTCATCAGCCTTTCCACCTGGAATTGGCTCACCATATAACTGAACAAACTCAGCAAATGAATCAACTGTTACAGGTCTCATTGCTGGACCATATTTTGATCTACCTACAAATAATGGACCAGTCTCTCTTGGCTGGTTTGGTAGTTGTGAATTATCAATCTCGTTTAGGAAAACGCCGGGTGAAATAAACTTAAATTTTCTGGCACTCATAAAATATCTCCCAATTATGCTACAATAAATAGTTTAGAAATGTTGCAAAGACTAAGGTCTATAACCTTCTTCTGAGAATTCATTAATATCGCCCATCATAACGTGCTCTCTCGGGAAACGAACTTCAACAAAATTTTCCCTTCTTGCAATTTGGGGACCTTTCTGATTTGGACCAGCACCCATAGTATAACCAATAACACGAACTTGAATTTTGGATTCATAAACTTTTTCATTATTTGCAAGGGAACTTATATTGCTTGTAATTCCAAAGTCAGTCTGTAAAAAAGTTTCATAACTGTGCCCACTATTACTAATCATAAATTGATTTATATTATTATTAAAAGCAGCAAAAGGTTGAATCATATCATTTATTTGTTGTTGATACTCTGCCCTTAAATTAATAGTATAACTAAAATCATGATAAATAGGTAAAGGAACCGTTACATATTCATAAATAATCTTTTCATTTTTAAACTTAAAATTATTTTGCTTGTATAACCTGAGACTTGTAGCATTTGCAAAGTTTTTGGTCTTTGACTGTTTTATTTTTTTAGCAATAACTAAGGTCGTACCATCTCCATCTGCAAACAGCCTTGCTGGTATGGGGGAATCATTAACCGGCGTTTGTTTGATGGATGTCCTTTCTACTGATATTAAAGGAAATTTTAAAGACTCTGTTCCAAGTTCTCTCATTTCTCTGTCGTCTTTTATTTGAAAAGCTCTTTCCTGTGTCAACCAAATAATAGGAACTTTTCGCCAACCGTCATTTCTTGTTGCAAAAATATCAATTGTCTTATCAAGCCAGTTATACAAAGCCATATCAACAGTTTCAAACGAAGACGGAATTAATGTATCATATTGAATAGAGTAAGCCGCTTTGAAGAGGGCGTCGGCACTCTTGCAAGGATAATAAGAGCCACCTTCAGTATGGGTTCCAACACAACTAAGACTCTCTGCCTTTTTAAGAGCATCACGATAATTGTTGAATTTGTATTTTTTTTCAATATATTTTGGTAGCATTAAATTATCCTATGGGTTAAATTTTCCTTCTCTTGCCAAAATACAAGTTGCGCTGATTTCAAAGCTTTTATCTGTCTGATCGAATAGTAATTTTGGCTCGCTTAATTCAACAATTTCATAATCAAAACTACCATAACGAACAAAATCTCCAACACGAATGTAAAGATCTTGGTCCTCGGTTAAGCGCCTTTTATGAAAATCCACTACAATTTGCGGTCTTCTATCAACACCATATTTTGTAAATTCAGTTTTTGTCCCATTCCACTTTACACGACTATACACTCTAACTGGGGGTAAATATGTTTTTTCTATCGCCTCTCCATAAAGTGGGTGATAGTTTGAGTGTTCTCTTGACACTGGAAAATAAAGAATTTGCTGACCAACAATTCGTTCAATAATTTCGTCATTAACTTGTTTAACAAAGTCAGCTTCTTTTTGTCCTGTAAAAAGTGGAGGTGGAGGTGCATCAGGTTTTGTCCATTTATTATCTGCCATTTTTTATTATCCTACAAATAATGGAACTGGAACTTTACTAAGTGTGTCCGTAACTGTCTTAGTCATATTAGCGTCTTTTGTTAATAAGTTTTCATATGTTAATTCATCCAAGACTGTTTTAAGTTCCGTTCTTAAGTCACCCATTTCTTTTGACGCTTCGCTTAACAGGGCAGTTGAATTAAGTGTAATATTTCCACCTGGAAGCGGAACAGCGCCACTCAGTTTTCCTCTAATTTGTCCCAATACTTCTTTACAAAGTGCCAAAGCAAATCTACGAATCCATTGCTTGCCAATTGAGTTAATCGATGAGTATGGTATATTTTGGAATGGTAAGTTATTTATATTATTAACGCCTCGACTACCATTCTGTCGATCTGAATATTCTTCTGTAGCGTCCTTCTTTACAGTGAATCTAAAGTAAAAGCGCTCTGGTGAATATCCAGCCGCTCCTGGCGTCGGGAATAACCTTAATTTATTGTTAATTATCTCATAAGAGTAGTGAGATGTCCTTGTATAGATTGAATCTTCATACATCATTGCTTGAAGTTTATTTTGCCATGTTGGAATAACTTCAAAGGTTGAATCATCAGCATATTGACCATAAGTTGACATATTGCCAATTACATTTAATCCACCATAATATGCAAAGAATCGCCACATTGACCTGGGGGTTTTGTAATACATATTACGAATAATAATTTTATTATTGCCAACGGTATCCCCGCTGTCCAGGGTTAGGTCTCCATTTTCAACAGATGAGCTTACAATTTGCTGTAAATCATAATCTTGTTGGGAAGCTGTTGGAACGAATGACGCTGTATAATAAGTTAAGCCACCTCCAGCACCTGCTTCTGTTGCGATGCCTTCTGCGACTCTTCTCGTATAGTCAAACGTATATCTAGGAAGCGCCATTTCGGAGTTAGAGCCGTTTAAGGGGTCACCTTCGACAATCTGCCCGTCTTCATCAAAAGAAGCCGTTGTAGCGCCAAGCAGGTTGTTTAACGAGTTCTTTGCTTGATGAATATTGACCAAGTATGAATATTCCAATACTGCTTCTTCATATGCGGCATAAACATTATACTGGGTCATTTCAATGTCCAGGACATCGCCGCCCAATTTCTTATAAACATAACTAACTTGATCCGCAGCACCCGACGCAAAAACATCAGCGTCTGGGCCTTGCATATAAAATCCAAATGGTAATGGGTTAATTGCCGCATTTACATTATCGGGTGACCCCGTAATTGGCAAAATCACTTTGCTTGAATTACTCGATGGTGTTAAAACTGGTACAGACATTCAACTAATCTCCTACTATCTAAATAGTTTTATTAAAGAGAAACCCCCCACCCGTCGAAACGGATGAGGGGAAACTCTCAACTACGCGTTAGTAATTATACCAAGTTGTGGCAAATTACCAGACCATACATGTCGGGACGAACCATCTTTTTGGCGTAGCGAGTCAACACACCCTTGCGTGGTGCGAAGTCTTCTGTACCAAAGATGGTAGGAGTGACCTGTAGTGGGACGTATGGAGCGTAAACATAGCCGCTCTCTAAGAAGCTGGAACCCTTACGACCAACAAGCATTACATTGCGTGGGAAGTATGGATCGACGTAAACGTCGAACTTCTTGGAGATTGAACCAACGTTCACAGCACCGGCTGTACCATTTGAGTCGGCGGTGACGCTTGCGCGAAAACCATTGGTGAACTCAAGTAGATTGGCAACTTCTGGGGAACAAACGATAAAGTTTGCGCCGCCACGAAGAGTCTTTCTGTGGATACGAGCAGAGACATCATTGACAGTCTCAATAAGAGTCTCATACCACTCAGAAACAGTACCAGTAAACTCTGGGTAGCCAGTTGAACTTGAAGCAGCCTCAACATCGGCACCAGTTTCACGGTTAAGGAAACGACCGGGCTGACGTGACCAGTGTAGTGTACCCGCAGTTGCTCTCTTAATAAGGTCTTCTAGAATCTCACGATCGATTTCTAGAGCAACCTGCTCAGAAAGAATACCAGTTAGCTCAACTTCAGCGTCCAAGTTGTGGTAAGCATTAAGGTCTTGACCCAATTCTGGTGACCACTTAGCACGGAGCTTCTTAGTTACGGCTGTAACCGCAATTGAATCAACCTTGATGTCAATCTCTGGAATAGCCTGAAGAGTATCATCAAAGTTACCACTTACAGTTGTAACGTTGGATTCTAAGAGCCAATTATCTGTACCAGCAACACCACCGATTGGGGCAGTTCCACCAAAGTTATCAGCAGTAGTGTATTGAACCTTCTGAATAACACCAGCCTTAGCAACCTTAGCGGCGGCCTCCTGAAATGGTGTCGAAGCAGCAGCTACATTAACAGATGCAGTAGTTGTCAATACGGTAAATACCGTATCGTTGTCTACACGACCATCAGAACTTGTGGCGTACTGAGTTAGACGACGAACCTGTGTTAGTGAGAATTGATCAGCGCCTCCAGATAGGACGTGCCCAGTGGCATCGCGGTATGAAATGCCAACCAAATCATCTCTGTTTAATTGACCCAGATCAGCGCCGACTTTACCGAAAGCAATAATAAGACCAGAACCGGAAGCCAAGTCTGGATCATAACGAAGAATCCTTCTTGCCTCGGCAATAGTAATTGAATCATTGGCACCTGCGGTAGTCATGAATTGGAAATTCCCTGAACTATCGATTGCACCAGAAGCAACAACTTCAAGACCAGTATTCATGGTACCACCAGAAACTGGTGAGGAATAACCATTATTTAGGCTGTAAAGTGACTTCTCAGCGTTACGACCTGTTAATGATACACCACCAGTGATTTCAGAGCCAACAACGCCGCCGCCGTAAACGGAATCATCAGCGTCATTGCCTAGACGGGCATTATTCTTGGTGAAATCCAAGAAGAAAATGAGACCTGATGGAAGGCTCATTGGTTGAACACTAACGAGATCGTTAGCGAGCAAGCCGCCGAATACACGACGGACGATTGGGAATGCGACGGCAGCAAAGCCCTCGACATCACCAGCAGCCATGGTTGAAGCTTCACGAAGAAGTTCCTTGGCTTGATTCTCTAAGAGACGGGACATGTTGTCCCTTTTTCTATCGTCACCGATTCCTTCAAGTAAACCTGTCTTTTCCCATTTGGAAACTAGGGCAGCGCCTTCTTGACGGAGATCGCGAGCAACGATGTTTTCTGTTAATCTTTCGACTATGTTTGACATTGTTTAATCCTCCTTATGATATTTAATGCCTGCTAAAGCTTGCATACGTTCAGCAAAAAGATTACTTTCGTTTACCTTTGGCTTATTGTCGCTTTTTTGTGCTTTTAGCAATAAAGATGTTGAAGATCGCTTGCCTACTGCTTCACTCAATGATTTTGGTTGCTCTTTTGCAGTTGCATTGCCCACTGTGTTTTTAAGAGTTTCATAGACAATCTTCGCTCGCTCAGAAGTCTGAGCATTATTAATAGACTCGACAAGGTTGCCCTTTTGTCGCTCATTTAAGGAGGCGTCCATTAAAGTTTTGTTTGTGTAGAATAACTTGCTATTTATTAATTTAATTTCTTTAAATTTATTTGCAATATTCTGCACTGTTTCTTTTAGTTTTTGGTTAGACTTTTTTAATTGATTACCGGCCCTAACCAAAGATTCGTTCTTTTTTTCCAATTTAGAGTTTTCTTCTTCGATTGCAAGCATAACATCCATTAGCATTGCTTCTTCTGCTTGTTGCTCTCTTGTTGCACCATAAGCAGTTGTTTGTCCTTTAGGGACTGGGTTGTAATCAAAATTTAATGATTCCTCCAGTTCCTCTGAAAGTTCTATCTCTTCGTCAAGGTCTGGTGGTTGTGGTAAAGCACCAGATATTCCATCACCACCCGTTTCTTTATAGATTTCCTCATCTAATTCGACTTCTTCTTCTAATTCGACTTCTTCTTCAGCCTGTTCTTTTTGGACTTGCTCAAACAATGATTTAATATCAATATCAATCATTTCCTCTTGTTCAAGTTCACTTAACTCTGTGTTCTCAACGAAAGAATATCCTTCGCCCTTTTCATCTATTTCTATGATTTGTTGGTCAACAGTTTTATCTTCTTCAAAGTCATTTTTTTCCATAAGTTTTTCGACTGCCTCTTTAATATCAGTTGAATACTTATCAACAACTGCCTGTTCAGCACTCTTAATTGCCGCCTCCCTGAGAGCAGTTGCGTCGATAATTGCTTGTTCTAACATAGATGACATTTGGGTAACTCCTAAAATGGACTACAATAAATAGTTGTTAAAAAGGTAAAATGACTTAGGGATGAATGGGTGTGACTGGAATAGTGTATCCAGCGTTGATTATCCACTCTTGAAGATTAAATTCTGTCCAAGTAGTTTGTATTGAAATAATAGCATTTGAAGGAGTCGTGTGCCCCCAATCGCCAAGAACTCTGTATTTACTGAGTCCTTTCTTTACTGGTGTGCCGTTGCCGCCAGAGTTGGATTCAGTTACAATGTAATAAGTTATTGGTAATGGCTTTGTGGACATTTAATTATTCCTTATGTGGGAGACGCGCCCGCACCTACATTGTATCTATTGAGTACGGCATTTTGTAATCGGCTCATTTCCCCATCAGTCAGTACTCTTGTAATCGCAATGAAACAACCAATTGAACCATTCATATGTAAAGTTGTACCACCGTTGCGGCGACCGATGTGAAGTTTGTCATTAGACTTCCAAGCACTATCAATATTAAATGTTGAACCGCCAGTGTAAATATTTGATGTAGCAACTGGTGAACCATTAACATAGGGTTTCGTGGCTAAACCAGCACCAGCGCCGGGGGCATTTCGATTAAACACCACCCCAAGTGCTAAAGGATTATTTACTGTAACATTTACTCCGTCAGCGCCCGCGATGCCGCCAAGGGCTGAACCATCTGGGTGTTGATCTTGACCATTGTATACTGCGAAATCGGAGGCGCCGAGTTGAAAAGCGACAGCGAAACCATTCATGCTGTACCAATAGGTGCCGTATTCCAGTACCGTTTGAAATCCGTCTGAAGAATCTTCATTTTTTGAAAAGTATACAAGCGAAAGGGCTGTCTTTGAATTCAATTGAGTGGCATTAGCAGCAGTGCTCATAAAATTACTTGAGCCATTAAATGAAACAACCGGCTTGCCATTGTATAAATCGAGAGTGGGCTTATCGGTTGAAGTAAAGTTGGTGTTAAAAACATCCCAAGCATCAAACCAATTTGTTATTGTGCCGCCGACTGCGATGTCGTTAATAGACAGCGAGTCTAAACAAAATAATAAGTCGTCGCCAGCAGTATGTTTAACTAAATTTAAAAAATTACTGCTTTTATCTTCAACACGGATTTTACCGGTTGATCGAGATGAAAAATTTCCGTGACGACCACCAAATCCACTTTTCATCAACCTACTCCAGAGGTTCCTGACCAGTTGGTTTGTAGTTTTGCTGATGGAATACCAGTCATACCGGCGATTACAGAGGCAGTCGTTTCAGATGTGTGACCAGCAATATAAAGACTTGTAACTCTAAACTCGCCAGTATAGGACTCTCCATTATCTAAAAGAAAGTAATTATTACCTGTATCATTTGCAGCAGAACCGGTAACGCCAAGATTACTAAATCCTACTCTTAATTTTGCGGATGAACCAGTATGCTCATTAACCACAGTCACAAATTTTGTAACATATGGAAAATTAATAGTATAGGCACCGGCACCATCCTCAATGTTATCAACAACAACAGAAGAAGTGAGATATGGAATACCACTTAATTGATATTGACCGACAGCAGCAACACCAGGGCTTGGGTGACTAAATCTTTGGTCTGCAAAGCTTGTGTTTGCTTTAATGTTACCGTTTTCTGGCATCTTCTTCTCCGTTTTGTTCCATAAATAGTTTCTTTAAAACTCTTTTTCTTTTTAATTTATCTCTTCTTTTTTTAACAGAAGGCTTTTCGTAGTACTTTCTATTTTTACATTCTTCAACAATGCCTTCTTTTTTTACTTTTCTGCTAAATCTTTTAATTAGTGATTCTACAGATTCATTTTTTCTTGCTGTTACATAGACATTAATTACACTCATTTTAACCTCATAATAATTTTGACCACTTATCGCCACCAATATTTAAAATACCTGAAATATCTACGCCAGCATCATCTGGCGCAACACCCGATAGCGCACTACTTGGACCACCAGACTTAGATTCTTGCATCGGGGTCAAACCTTCAAATATGTCAACCCCACCATATGCATTTTTGCTTACCGCTTCTAAAAGCGACTTTTTTGTTTGGTCTAATTTTCTTTTCTTTGTATCTCGTCTTTTTTTTGCTTCTTGATCGCTTTCATATCTTTTCTTTTGTTCGGTAATATTTTTTTGTTGTGGGCTTGAATCCACACCTTTTAGTACCTCAGAGATAATACCTGAAATTAAATTTGACTCAACCAGCGCTTCTTGGATGCACTCTTTGATAATAGGTTTTAACATTTTTTTGAATTGTTCTTTTTTCATTTTAATCCAAAATTGAATTTAAGATTGAATTTACACGATAATCCCTATCATGAACTTTCACCTCTTTCGATTCCCTAATTTTTTGGGGGTTCATAAATGCGCCTGGGGTTGATGGATCAGCAACAATATCAAAACAAATTAAAGTAAAATCTTCTTGAACAATACTTATCCCATTTGATTCATTTACAACCGAGCCAAGTCCTCTTGATGATATACCAACTTGCCCACCTGACTTAACAATGCCCTTCACAATTTCGCCACAGGGAGTATCTAAGATTTTAATAGCCCCCATAATAGCATCACCATCTTTCCAGTAACGAGTAACCATATGAGATGCGTTTTTTAAATCAACAACAGAAGTATCTGGATGGTCTAATTCTCCAAACGCCCTCTTTTGTTTGATAAGCATGTCATAATTTTTCATTTCTCTCTCAAGGACATGAGATGGATATTTTCGACCATTGCCGTTTTTGGTATTGCCTTTTTGTAAAATACCAGTCAAATACCATGCCTTGTTTTCTTTAATGTCTTTTTTTTCTGCCTCAGTTAATAAATCTTGGCAGTATCCGCCTTCACACAAGGCATAATATTCTCTTAATAATGATTTATTGGACATTTTTTTAGTCTCCAACCTTTGTGTTTAACCTTGGCGTAGATGGGCCTGCACCAATTTCCTGTCTTTTTTCCTTTGCAATACGAACTGCGTCATGCATTTGGGTTAAAAAATCGGAAACTAATTTAACTACCTCACCACTTGGAATACCAGCTTGAACCAAAGCTGGTCCAGTTATTTCAGCAATCTCAGTTGCCACAGCATCAAGAATATTTCCCTGGGCTGCAATCATTTGTTTTATTTCTTGTTCAGCGCTATCAACAATTCCTTGGATGTCAGGAGTGTCGGCATCTCCACCGGCATCACCATCCATGGCCCCATGATATCCAACCTTTTCTTGAATAAGAGAGGTTACAACCATTTTTTTAATTTCATTTAAGTTCATTAAAATTCTCCTGCGGGCGTTACCCGCCTGATACAACTGCCCTTACAACAAAGGCGTGGTGGTTGAAGCATCCACTTAGTTTCAACGTAATTATTAATTCCTTTTAACATTTATTCCCTCATCTCCAAAAATAGTACAGAATATGTACGATGTTCCTGAACTTAACCAACCACACAAAAGCATGTCGATTACACTGTATTCAAAAGTAATTAGTTCTGTATAAGGTGAAACTAAAAAAACAAATGCTCCAACCCAGAATCCTGTACACATAGGACACTTTAACAAGTCTCCAAAAAAGCCTTTTTTTGGACGAATATTATTAAATATAGAACCATACACTAAAATTTGTGTTAAGCCATAACATATTAAAATAAAATATAGTAAAGTCATTTATATCCTGTAAAGTAAGCCATAATATTGTGTATAAAAAGGGTCCATTGTACCCTTCTTTTTTTGCTGTGGAACTTCACCATATTCCGTGCTATCGCCTATATCGGGTTCAACCAACATCTTATCAACTTCAAAATCATAGTCAAGCGCCCTTTTGAGTGAAGGTAACTCTTCCCTGAAAAACAAAAAGATGTTTAAAAGAACTGTTTTAACTATATTTATTTTTTTATTTGCCGGATAGGTTGCTTCAATACTTCCAAAAATATTACCACCCTTTACAGTATCGGGTAAAATAACGCCGCGCCTTATTAGAAACTCAAAAAAAGCATCTTGGTGTGGATAAGCAGAAGACTTTCTTCTCTTATTAACAA